AACGTGCCATAGATGAATCCCTAACCAGCGGTTAAGGTTCAACTATGATACCTTACGCCGCTTGAAATCTACGCCCTTAATTGTACCTTTGTTTCGGGAAGCATAGAACACTTGTTCGCCTCGCTTAGCCCCATATTCCTTGGTCATGGCGGCTTTAATCTTCTTACCCTTCTTGGTGAGTGGCATGGTTATCGGTAGTTAGAGGTTTTCTTAGCAATCTTCTTGGGCTGCTTAACAAACTGCTTTCCGGCCTTCATGCCCTTACGCTTGGCCCTATTGGTGGCGGCACGTTCAGCAGGGCTAAGAGCCTCCCAAGCAGCCTTGGGTAGATAGCGTTCGCCAGTCTTGAGGCTAGGCTTGCCGGATAGGGTGCGCCATTCCTGACGGGTCCAATTGGCTAAGCTGCGCTGTTGTGGCTTCATTTGGCCGTCTTGTACCCGCCGCCCTTTTTCTTGTACTTGAGGGCTAGAAGCTGTGCCTTTCTCGCGGACCATTGCCCCGGCTTGCCGCCCTTGCCGCCAGACTTAATAGACTCAAAGAGACGCTTCCTCATGCCGGGCTTTGTGTAAACCCCGGCTGAGTTAACTGTTGAGCGGCGTTTCACTTGCAGGGCTTACGCTTGCCCATTTCACACTTACGTTTTCCACATTTCATTTTATTGTCCTCCTTGTATTCCATCATGTCCTCCGCAGCTTCGATGGCCTCGTCGGCCTCCTTCATGCGGCGGTAAAGCATACGCTCTTGGTTCTTATAACGACGTTCGTTGCGGTCTTTCATGGTTAGCAGTCCCAAGCTCGGCGGGACCAATAGTTGGCAGACAGTTTATTGGTCTTTCCCTTGATGCCGCCAGAACGAGCGCAATAGCTCTTCTTACGGGCAGGCTGGTTTTTCTTGATGGTCATGTTGGCATCGCCAAAGCGGACAATGCGCTCCTGCCCATTCTGGCAGGCTTTTACCACAAACTTCTTCCCGCCCTGCACATCACGGCGCGGGACGTTGCACTTCATGGTCTTCTTATTCATCACGCTTGAGAAGCTTAATTAGCTTCGTAAGTGTATAGGCAATAGAGACTAACACCAGAATAAAGGCAGCGATTTCATTCACTTGAGTAAGTGTAATCGTTCCCAATGAGCCTCCAACGGTAACGGCAAATACCTTCACGATGTCGTTGTCGAAGATCATTTGCGAATCAGGCTGGTCATCCGGCTACCGAACCACCAAGCCACGGCGGTTCCGGCCAACATCATGAAGCTCTGGATAGCTTCGACCTTCAGGTATTGGTCTTCGATCAGGAAAAAGCTGATGAATGAGCCAAGTACCAAACCAATAGTCAGGAAGGGACGGGTGACGGCACGGACGTTAGCTGCCCACGGAGACACCTTCTCGGTCATGTCGGCAGCAGATGCGGACTGTGAGGCCGCAAATGCGTTCCAAGCGGCTAGGGCTTCAGCGGAAGCAGCCTGCTTATCTAGCATATCTAGGGCAAACTTGTTATCCTGCCGCTTTTCCCAGATGCGAATAACGCTCGTTGCCACCGAGCCAAAGAGACCAAACAGACCTCCCGTTCCGGCGTTGAAGAGGAGTTCGGTGATTACGCTCATGTTAAGTAACGTAATTTACTTGGGCCACACCACGCCAACGGCTACCGCTATCGTCCGTGATGAACACGAAAACATGGGTCTTGCCCGTGCTAAGCGTAGGAGCTGTGTCATTGGGAAACTTAACCGCAGCAGGCCAAGTAATGGTGCCGGACGTATTCTCGATCTCCACAATCATGCCATACGCGCCGCTGGGTACGTTGCTAAACGTAAAGGTGGAGTTGCCGCTAATCGTCTTCGTGAAGTAGTTGCCCTGCGAACAATCAATATCTAGCAGGGATACAGCCGTAACTGATCCCTTGTACTGCCCCGTTACCTCAAGACTCGTAAACTTGCCGGAATTGGCCGTAGAAGAGCCAATAGGAAGCGGGGTGGCAAACACTTGAGCCGCCGTAGTCTTGCGCAGAGCCGTATCGGCAGAGCTATGGACTAGGATGGTGTCGGCAGAGGCGAGGACGGTCTTGGCCGTCTGGTCCGTAATGGCTCCCGGCAAAAGCACCGCATCATCAACGTGGTTGTTGAGATTGGTCGAAGTAACTAGGTTCGACGGCGAGGTCGTCCCGTAGGTGGTGCCTTTTTGAATTTGAGCCATGACTTAGTATATCAAGGCTTTGTGGGCCAAACTACATTATGCGGAAACCCTGCCTGAGAGGGAACATCGCGGAGAGCCTGACGATAAGCCGTCCATTGGATCTTAGCGGCGTTATCCAGCGGCGTGTCGTTAAGCTGGGTCCAATCGCACTCAGTTAGCTTGGTATTACGCTCAGAGCGGACTTGCTTAGCCTTCTGGCTATCAATCTCGGCCTGCTCTTCAGGGGTGTACGAACGCCAAATCTTAGTCTCCACCACTTCGCTAGGAAGGATGGCAAACACCGAGCCGACAAACTTCTCCTGCACATCGCCTTCCACAAGGCGGACGGGAAGCCAACCAAGCTCTCGAAGCCCATCATCATCCATCTGGTCGAGGCCAGAGATATTACGCCATGAACGGGGAAGTCCACGGGGGCCGTCGGCAATAACGCCGTTTTCAACGAAGCAGTAGTTCATGGGAATAGTTTAGGCTCTTAATTTCTTCAAAAGGGTGGGTCCAGTCGCCATACTTCTGTTGGCGGAACAACCGCATGGAGTTGTAATAGGGCGTCTTATTGCCGGGTTCGGCATACAGATAATACCCCATAATTGGAATGACAACCCACGTTGGTACACCCATAGCCGCAGAAAGATGGCTTACGGATGTACAGGAGCTAATTACTAGGTCGCAGGAACTGACAGCCTTGTGGGTGTCGTGCCACGTCTGAAGGGGTACGTCCTGCACCCAGCTTGGCTTGAATTCTAGGTCCGCATCCCGCTGAAGGGAGATAAACTCTACGTCGTCCCGCTTGACGGCATCAAAGAACAATTGGGCCGGGAATAGCTTGTGGTGCTGGGCCTCAAATTGCTTGTTGCCCGACCAGCGCAGACCTACTCGCAATTTCTTGCCGGGAACCGTAAAGTCCCGGTGGATATAGGCATCTCCACGAATGGTGTTTTTGCTAAGATTTAGGTAAACTGGGGACGACATCCCGGCCATCCAGTAGTCGTGATAAACCCCGTATTCTGCCCCATGCTGCACTACGGCATCGGCTAGTTCTGTAGACGCAATAAACGAAACCAAAGAACCAGAACAGCTAACAATAGGACTGAATCCGTGGGTGCGGAGTTCGCGGGTGTAGCGCACCTGATGGAGTTGATCGCCCAAACCGCCCTCTAACTGAAGCAGAATGGTTTTGCCGCTGCGTCCATCCCATTCAGGCCGTGGAGTTTGGGGCGGGCTATCCCCAACAATCCTCACATTCCTGCCACGTTTAAGCAGTTTGTAGCCTTCCTCAATCTTTCCATCGCGTAGGGCATACCAACCACGATTAAAGGCAGCGCGATGATCGTTCGGACGTTTGATCTCTAGCTCTGCCCCAATTCGCTTTGCTTCATCAAAGTTGCCCATAATTGAAGCACTAAGCTGAAGGTCCAGCGGATCAATCTCTGGTACTGTGCGCGGTTTATCTAACCAAAACTCGGGCTGACAAAACTCGTTGTGGTGGTGTCTCAAAACTTCCCTCGGCGACTGATTGTGCTGCCGTGCGAGCTTCGGCTTAATGTCGTGAAGCCCAGCTACGCCATGCAGAACTTCGTCGTCTTCCTTTACGGTCGAGCCGTCAATGCGCTCAAAGTCGTAGTCAAACGGATCAAGGCCAAGGAAATCGTGGATGCGCTGAAGTTGTGTGCGCGGGTCGGCCAGCAAGTCTTCGTACTCTACGAACAGGAAGCATTCTGGATCGGCGTGATACCCAGCCTGCAATATCTGATAGGATGATTTTAAATGCGCCGTAAGTCCTGACTTCTGGATAAAGTCATCTAGGTTTTCTGGCTTTGCTACGCGGACAAACGACGCCATGCAGTCTGGCACGCTGCGGACCGTGGCGATGATACGCGGTTTATGACCCAATACTTGAGCCATTGCAGAAACAACCACCGGAAGAGGCCAGTTGCGTGCCTTATCAATCACAACTGACTTCGACGTGATTTCGTCGTAGTAGCCGTGAATTAAGCCACGCATGGCGTTGGCTAGCTTCTTTCGGTCGCGGTCATTCTTTTCTAGCAATGGTTCACGATGCCACGTTGTTGCCAACGCATCAAGTGCAGCACCAAGGCCAGAGGTAGTTGAAACGTGCGTCTGTGGATTCTGGTTAAAAATTGCCGCGAGTACCGTTGATCCAGAACGTGGCAGGCCAGACAAGAAGTGCAGCTTCTTGTTTAAGTTATTATTCACTTAATATTTGTAAGATAAATATAAAAAAAGTAAAGATATTTACATTAACTTTCTGAAATTGCTGCCGAGGCTGAACCGCCTGCGCTAATTTTTATCCAATTAGTCGCTAATCCAACTTGTACTGGAGATGAGTAAGAAGTTGTATTTCCAGTTCCAAGGCTACCTTGACCATTTGATCCCCATGCCCACATTGTTTTATCTGTTTTTAAAGCTACAGAAAAAACATTACCAGCCCTTGCGGTAGACCAATTTGTTAATGCTCCAACCTGTTTGGGTGATGAATAATTAGTCGTATTACCAATTCCTAGTTGTCCACCATTATTAACTCCCCAAGACCACAATGTGCCATCTGTTTTTACAGCTACACACATCTGACCGCCTGTGCTAATTTTTGACCAATTAGTTAATGACCCAACTTGTACTGGAGATGATCTTTTATTTGTAGTTGAATCACCAAGTTGTCCATAGTCATTATTTCCCCAAGACCACAATGTGCCATCTGTTTTAATAGCAAATGTACTTGATAGCGCTTGAGAAACGCTTGCCCAATTCGTTTGTGAACCAATTTGTACTGGTGACAGTCTAGTCGTTCTTGTTCCATCTCCAATTTGACCATACTGATTGCGACCCCATGCCCACAAAGTTCCATTTGTTTTAATTGCAACACCACCCCATGTCCCTAATGAAACAGTTGACCAATTTGTATCAGATCCAATTTGAGACGGAGATGATCTAGAACCTGAGTTTTGAGCAAGTGTTCCATAGCTTCCTCTCCCCCAAGACCATAAGGTTCCATTTGTTTTAATTGCAAATGAAAATGCATTTCCAGAAACAAAAACTTTTGACCAGTCGGTTAATGCTCCAACTTGTTTGGGTGATGAATAATTAGTCGTATTACCAATTCCTAGTTGTCCATAACCATTATAGCCCCAAGACCATAAAGTTCCATCTGTTTTTACTGATAAAGCAAAATAATCAATTTCAATTTCAGACCAATTTGATAATAGTCCAACTTGCGATGGAGAAGATCTATTGGTTGCTGTGCTTAAACTAAGCCCAAGTTGACCAAAAAAGTTCCATCCCCAAGTATATAATTTGTATTGGGGTCCACTTGGCCCACCAGCACCCATCGCAAGTTTGATGACGTTCGGATCCATAATTAGTTAACGTAGTCAACAAGAGCAGCACCGCGCCAGCGCGTGCCACCATCGTCGGTGACAAAGATAAAGATGTGAGTTTTGCCCGTGGTCAGGGTAGGAGCCGTGTCCTTAGGCCACTTTACAGCGGCAGGCCAAGTGATAGCACCAGAAGTGTGTGTGAGTTCAAGAGCGAACGCGAATGAACGACTAGACGGAGGATTGCTAAAGGTGAACGTCGAATCCGCCGCAATGGTCTTGGTGAAATAGTTGGCCGTTGAACAGTCGATGTCTAGTAGGGATACCGCCGTGATGTTGCCAGCATAGTTGCCATTAAGGTCTAGGCGAGCAAGAGGGGTTCCCTCGTTAATACCAATGCGATCAACCGAGGCATCTGAGAAGAACAAGTTGGCCTTTGTGTCCCCCTCAATACGGAAGTCCTTATCGGCTCCGGCGTCATTAAAAGTAAACGTGCCGCCGTCAAAGCCTACGTTGCCAGAAGCATCAAGGGTTGTGAATTTACCAGCCGCAGCCGTGGTTGCGCCGACGGTGCCATTGATGTTGATAGAGGCCGTTCCCGTAAGATTAGTAACCGTTCCCGAGCTAGGCGTACCCAAGGCACCACCATCGACCACAAACGCGCCAGCGGTGCCAGTATTAACCCCTAGAGCGGTGACAACGCCAGTACCCGTAGTGATGGTGGATGGCGCGGCTCCAGCACCGCCGCCAACAACAATGGCATTGGACGCCAATGCGCTGGACGAGGCTAGGGTGCCGCTTGCCGTAAAGGCCAAGACACCGCCAGAGGTGCCAGAGGTTAGGCCCGTGCCGCCATTAGCTACAGCCAACGTACCAGCGAGGGTAATCGTACCGCTTCCGATGACAGGACCTCCCGAGGTGGTTAGGCCCGTAGTCCCACCAGATACGTCAACACTTGTAACGGTGCCCGTGTATTGATCGGCAGACGAAATCGTAAAGTTGGGGTAGGTTCCCGTGATGGTGGTCGTTCCACCCTGCGTCAAAACCACCGTCTGATCCGGCGCGGAGTTGGTAATCGTAAAGTTGGGATACGTCCCAGAAGTCGAAATACCCGTTCCCGCCGTAAGCACCACCGTTTGGTCTGGAGCCGTGTTGGTTACGGTAATGCTGCCCGTGGAAGTAATTGGCCCACCAGACACGCTAATGCCCGTACCAGCAGTAAGATCTACACTCGTTACGGTGCCAGCACCGTTCGTAGTCCACTCGACATCCGTTGCCCCAGAGTTAAGGCTAAGCACCTTATTTGCATTACCCGTATAAGAGGGCAGCAAATTAACTCGCGCATCGGCGGCAGTAGTAGCTCCGGTGCCACCTTGATTGATGGCTACGGTGCCACTAATTGCCGTGGACACGGGAGTGTCCAACAACAGCGTCTTGAAGATGTCCATTATTAGAGGTAGTTGAGTTCCTGCGCCTCAATTACAGCATCAGTAGAAGCTTCGCGGATTGCGCGGGCTTTAAGGGCCATAGTGCGCGTCCAATAGGCTGAGCTATTGGCTGGCATACGGAAGCCCTTGGTGGCCGTAGGATCGGTGGTTCCGTCGAAGGTAACACGAATATCCGCCCCAGTCACCTGCACCAAAAGATGTTCCGTATCGGTAGCCAGCGTCCAATCAAGGAAGGCTACAGCCGATGAGCTAACCGTGCGCTGCTTGTGCGTCGTGCCATTCTGCGGAATAGCCTGCGACGGGGTATTGACGATGCGTGCGTTAGGCATGGCTTAGACGGAGAAGGGGGTTGCGTGTACAGCGGCATCACTTCCGCCAGCGCGGATAAACTTAGCCAGTCGGGCCGTTTCCTTGTTCCAAAGGAAGGGCTGCACACCAGCCTTGAACAGATGGCCGTTCGTAGACGACGGATTGCTACCGTCAAACGTCACCATCACGTCGTTCGTCTGCACATCGACCAGAATGTACTTGGTCTTGGAAGAGGTCCAATTCGCATCAAGCGAAACGACTGCGGTGCTAACCGTCAGGCGCTGATCGGCTTCGCCAGTCGGCTGGGGGTAGAGATTGACTACGAGTGAGTTATTCATGTTTAGCGGAACTGGCGTGAGGTGTAGGTAGAGATGCGGCGGAACAGGTTGTTCATATTACGCTGCTGACCAGCCTTAGTAAGTTCGGTGTCGAGGTACATCTGCGCAACAGCCTCTTCAGCCATTGCCTTGTCCACTTGACCGTCCATCCGAAGGAAATCTGCATAGGTGGCGTGCCCGACGTAATAAAACCACTCTTGAGGAATGGTAGCAGATGCCGTCGTATAAGGACCATCCCAAATAGCTTTATAAGTAACAAAAAAGCCATCAAGCTCAGGATAGTTGCCAACGATGTTGGCTCCGTTGCTATCAACAAAAAAGTCGTATTCCCAGCCGCCAACACCCTGCACGGGGTTGCGGTCATGCAGGCGCATAAAGATTTCTACGTCAGGCATCGTAACGGGGGTGAGTAGTCCCGTGCCTGTGTAGTTTTCGGTG